GACAGTATTGCGTATCGCGATACTTTAATATTTGTTCCCGGTGATACGATTATTTTTGAGATGCCCGACCTGTGCCCGGATATGGATACCGTTGTTGTTTTTAAAGAAGGAAAGGTCAAGGTTGTAAGAAAAGATAGCATCCTTACTTTTGACTACGAGCAAAAGGAAAAGGAGCTAACAGCAAAGCTAATGGATAAGTATAAGTCTACTGTAATTACAAAAACAATTGTTGTCAAGGAGCCTATTAAGTTTTGGCAGATGGTGTTCTTTTGGCTTGGTGTGTTTTTTATTGTTGGACTTTTACTTTTTGTGTTATGGATGGCAATGAGTTAAAAACTATTATTGCAAGCTACCTGCTTTCTTTGGTAGCTTTTTTTACCCCCTTGGCCGGGATGGTTCTGCTGATAACATTTGCTGTTCTTATTGATACCTATGTTGGGAGGTCATACGCAAAGTGGTCGGGAAAGGTTGTGACATCCGGAAAAACAAGGGTTGGGTTTATTCGAAAGATGGTGACCTACTCGATATCGATTTTATTTTCATTCCTTCTTGACCACTTTATACTGAACGATTTTATCAAGATGATAATTGACAAGGATTATGTTTTCAGCACAATTGCTACCCTCTTCTTGATTCATCTTGAGTACACAAGCATAGATGAAAAAGTAAAGTGGCGTACCGGGAAGAGTATTACAGAAAGGATAGGTGATTTTGTTAGGAGATTGAAGGATGTAATTATAAAAGCAAAAGACATTAAATCAGAACTGTAATGGCAGCTAAAAAGACATCGGATGCTAAGTCATCCTTTTTAAAGAAGCCCGAGGTAAATCGTCCGGGGGTACACGCAAAGTCTAAGACATCAAAAATAAAAGGTTCTAAGAACTATAAAAAGCCGTACAATCGTCAAGGTAAATAAAAAAATTCTATCTTTGTAAAAATTAAATCATATGTCACAAATTATTTCGTTAAATGTTACTCAAGAAGAGCTTCAAATGCTTCAAGCAATGAATACTCAGTACTCGCGCATGAAGATGATGATTGCAGACTTGGAGCTTCAAAAACTTTCTGTGCTCAAAGAGATTGAGGTTTTAAAACAGGACTTCTCTCGTAATGAGTCAGAGCTTGTTTCTAAATATGGTCGCAATGCTATTATCGACATTAAGACCGGCATGATTACATACTCAAAAGAAGAATTACCTAACTGATTATGGCAAAGATATCAACATATCCAAATGCGACTCCTTCGTTAAGTGACAAGGTAATTGGGACAAATGTTACTCCCTCAAATGAGACTGAGAACTTTTTGCTTTCTGATGTCCTTTCGTTATTTGTTGCGAACCTTCCTCCTACTCTATTGCAGTACTCATTGGTTCTTAATGCCAAGGAGACTATAGCATTGGCTCCATCGGGACTTGATGCTCCACTTCAGTTGACGATTGGACCGGCACAGCTTGGCCCATCGGACCCTGTTCAGTTGTTGTCTAGCGGAGAGATTCGTTTCAATCAAGCAGGGCAGTATTGGGTTTCGGCCCAAGGATTGTTTGAAAGGCTTGGTAGTTCCGTCGGGGTTGCACTTTTGCATTTTCGTGCTTTGATAAATGGAGTTCAGTCCGGCACCACACAGTCCATTGAGATTGATAATGTAGGGACTTGGACTCCATATGAAAGGTCTATTCCTATTTACATTTCAACTCCCGGGACTGAATTGTCATTTCAGATTGTCAGAGACAGCACCGGTGTTAATGCCGGGGGCTTGTATCCGGCAGCAGTATCTACTCCGGGATGGACATCAACTCCTAGCTTTGCGATTCAAGTTTACAAATCATCTCTATAATGAATCCTTGGGTTACATCAGAAGTGGATTACAGCTTAATGTATGAGATAAGGAAGATTTCCGTTGGCTCAGACTACAAGACTGCCATGCATTATATCTTGGGTCAGCCTGTACTAAATGATTCTCATAAAATAAACGGATTCACTCGCGACATCACAGGCCAACATTTTGTGTGGATTATTAATGATAAGCAAGAGGTTCTTTTGTGGAAATCATTCGGAAGCAATATGCCCATTTCAATTGAATACAACATCAATATTTAAAAATGCAATCACCATTCCACTTCATTGCAAAGCCGCATGAGGGGAAGCGATACAACAACACAAAGAGCGTAGAGGGGATAGAGCTCATCATTAGTACATCAGAGGAAGACCATCGCTTCTCAAACAGATATGCGGAAGTAGTAGCACTTCCATTGGGATACTCCGGGCCAATACAGGTCGGTGACATTCTTTTGGTTCACCACAATGTGTTTAAGTTTTACAACGACATGAAAGGCCGCAGGCAGTCGGGCCGCAGCTTTTTAAAGGATGATTTGTTTTTGATTGAGGAGGACCAATACTTTGCTTACAAGCGAGATAGTGTTTGGCACGCATACGGAAGGTACTGTTTTGTAATCCCGGCTCCGGTTATTGATTCTTTCATAAAGAAGCCGGGGAGTGAGGAGCCTCTTGTTGGAATTATGGAGCTTCCTAACGAAAGGATGCTGAGCCTTGGAGTAAACAAGGGAGACACAATATGTTTTAAGCCTGAGAGTGAGTATGAGTTTAACGTGGATGGGCAGAAGATGTACCGTATGTTTGACCATCAAATAACAATTAAGCTATGAATGCATTTGTTTACGACGATGTTATAAAGGACCCTATAGCTTACAAGAAGAACATCTTGTCAGGTGTATTTCAAAATGCATTTGATGGTGTGAACTTGTTCAAGAATGTTCAGCCATTGACACCTAGGGATGAGTTCGTTGATTTTTTAATGAATGAGTTTTCTTCTGTGGATTTGGTTGTTTCTTGGAACTTTGCAAGGAAGTCTCCATATATGCAAGATGAGCCCAACTTTGTTCATTCGGATGAAATGATGGGGAATCTTACTGCGATTCTTTATTTGAATGAATCACCACCGGAAGGAGATGGAACCACGCTATATGATGAAGATGGTAAAATTATGATTGTGTCTCAGTCAAAGTTTAATAGAGCATTTGTGTTCAACTCAGATTGCTTGCACTCTCGAAATATTTATCATAACTTCGGAAAAGGAGACGATGCAAGATTGATACAGGTTGTGTATTTAAAACTAAAAGATGAAAAGCTCTAAAGAAATAAAGCTCAGAATTATTCAAGCCGGGCACCGGGCGGTAGAGCAACTAATTAAGGTTGCCGAGGAAGAGATTGTTGGTGGGGATGATGAGCTTTCTGCTGACAAACTAAAGAGTGCAGCTCAAGCTAAGAAGATGGCTATCTTTGATGCATTCGAGATTCTGTCAAGAATAGAAGCAGAAAAAGAAGTTCTAGAGCAGATGGAGAATGGTTCAATGAAAACAGACAGTAAGCAAGGTTTTGCAGAACGAAGGTCAAAATAGTTTGTATCGGGTTCTTGATGGGTACATCCCTAGCAAGATTTACTCTACAAAAAACAAGAGTAAAGGGTGGGCCTATGGCTACAACGAAGAGCACGATATGGTTGTGATATCTCGCACCGGTCAGATAGGTGAGATAGTAATGATAGAGGGATTGGCTATAGCGTTACCGGCGGTTCCGGAATACGTGTACTCAAGAAGTAATATCGTATGTGAGCAGTACTTTGAAAGGGAAAACTACCCATCTGAGTTGGCAAAGATTCAAACCATCTTTCAGTGGAATGAAAGGCCAAAGGAATTTAAGGACCATTGGATTGATTACATAGAGTCTCAGTTTGATTACAGGGAGAATGGTTATTGGTTTATGAACAATGGGTCCCCTACCTACATTACCGGGGCACATTGGATGTATCTTCAGTGTTCAAAGATTGACATTGGCTATGCAGATTATCGGGAGGCAAATAGAATCTTGTATTTGTTTTGGGAAGGGTGTAAGGCTGATGATAGGTCATTTGGCATGATATACTTAAAGATTCGTCGGTCCGGATTCTCCTATATGTCATCATCAGAGTGCATCAACATAGGAACCTTGGCCAACAATGCCCGAATAGGTATACTGTCCAAGACCGGTAGTGATGCTAAGAAAATGTTCACTGACAAGGTAGTTCCCATTAGCACGAACCTCCCATTTTTCTTCAAACCTATTCAAGATGGTATGGACCGGCCCAAGACAGAGTTGGCGTACAGGATTCCGGCATCGAAGATTACGAAGAACAATATGCACAAGGTGAGTGAGGAGGATGAGTTAAAAGGCTTGAACACTACAATCGATTGGAAGAACACTGAGGACAACTCTTATGATGGAGAAAAGTTGATGCTTCTTGTTCATGATGAGAGTGGGAAATGGATAAAGCCAAACAACATCCTAAACAATTGGAGGGTTACAAAGACCTGCTTGAGATTGGGCAGAAAGATAATAGGGAAGTGCATGATGGGTTCTACCTGTAATGCATTGGAGAAAGGTGGTGGGAACTTCAAGAGTATGTACTTTGATTCTGACATAAAAAATCGTAATAAAAACGGTCAGACTAAAAGTGGATTGTATCGATTGTTTATTCCCATGGAGTGGAACCTTGAAGGGTTTATTGACCGTTATGGTATGCCGGTGTTTCGGAAGCCAACGGAAAAAATAATGGGAGTTGATGGTCAATTCATAAACAATGGAGCCATAGATTATTGGGAGGCGGAGGTTGATTCTCTTAAGAACGATGCTGATGCTTTGAATGAATATTACCGTCAGTATCCGAGAACTGAGTCTCATGCTTTTAGGGATGAGAGTAAGGCATCTCTTTTCAATCTGACGAAGATATATCAGCAGATTGACTACAACGATTCAATGATTAAGGGCCATATGTTGACAAGGGGTTCTTTTCATTGGAAGGATGGCATAAAGGATACCAAGGTTATATGGGCTCCCGACAGTCGGGGCAGGTTTCTTGTAAGTTGGCTTCCGCCTAAAGAGTTGCAGAATAGGTTTATTGAAAGGAATGGAATAAGGTATCCTCTAAACGAGCACATTGGTGCGTTTGGATGCGATAGCTATGACATCTCAGGCGTTGTTTCGGGGAGTGGCTCAAATGGGTCTCTCCATGGGTTGACCAAATTCAATATGGAAAACGCTCCATCCAATGAGTTTTTTCTTGAGTACATTGCCCGGCCTCAAACGGCGGAGATATTTTTTGAGGAGGTACTGATGGCTTGTATGTTTTATGGTATGCCGATTCTTGCCGAGAACAACAAGCCTAGGTTGTTGTACCATTTTAAAAATCGGGGGTATCGTGGGTTTAGCTTGAACCGGCCGGACAAAAACATATCAAAACTTTCAAAAACAGAAAGAGAGCTTGGAGGTATACCAAACTCTTCAGAGGATGTAAAGCAAGCACACGCTGCCGCGGTAGAGTCATACATTGAGAAGCACGTTGGATTAGATTTCGAGGGAGTGTATAGGGATTCTGAGGAGATGGGCACTATGCCATTTAATCGTACTATTGAGGATTGGGCAAAGTTTGATATTAACAATAGAACGAAGCATGATGCGACGATTAGTTCGGGATTGGCTATCATGGCGAATCAAAAGCACTTATATCAACCGGAGGTAAAACAATCGAAAATTAGCGTTAACTTTGCAACGTATAACAATTCCGGAGTTTTTAGTAAGATTAATCAATGAAGGACATCAAGGTCAACATAAGTGCCGCCGGTTTCCCGAGTCAGTTTGTTTCGGATGCTGATAAAGCATCAGATGAGTTTGGGTTGCAGATTGGACAAGCTATTCAATACGAGTGGTTCCGAAAGGATGGAAACCAATGTAGGTACTACAGTCAATGGAGAGACTTTCACCGGCTTCGGCTGTATGCTCGAGGAGAGCAGTCTACTGAGAAATATAAAAATGAGATTTCTGTAAACGGAGACTTGTCGTATTTGAACTTGGATTGGACACCGGTTCCTATTATTCCAAAGTTTGTTGACATCGTTGTAAACGGTATGTCAGACCGGTTGTTTAAGGTAAAGGCGTTTGCTCAAGATGCAATGTCCCAAGAGCGTAGGAGTGTGTATCAAGATATGATTGAGGGGCAGATGGTGGCTAAGGACATCTTGATGAAGATTAAAGAGAAGACCGGTGCCGACCCATTTACGATGAATCCCGATGAGCTTCCTAGCACAGATGAGGGGCTTTCGTTGTATATGCAACTGAACTATAAGCCTGCTATTGAGATTGCGGAAGAGGAGGCCATCAATACTCTTCTTGAGGAGAATCACTACTACGACTTAAGAAAGAGGTTGGACTATGACCTTGCGACTATAGGTATTTCTGTGTGTAAGCATGAGTTTTTGCCGGGGGCCGGCGTTGAGATATCATATGTTGACCCGGCCAATATTGTTTACAGCTACACTGAAGACCCACACTTTAAAGATTGTTTTTATTGGGGAGAGATTAAGACTCTTCCGATTACGGAGCTGTACAAGATTGACCCATCTCTTACCAATGAGAAGTTGGAGGAGATATCAAAGTACAGTCAGTCTTGGTATGACTACTTTAATGTAGCTCAGTTCTATGAGAACAGCATATTTAACCGAGATACTTGCACTCTTCTTTATTTCAACTACAAGACCACCAAGCGTATTGTATACAAGAAAAAGATTTCTGATGGTGGAGGTTCCCGGGTGATTGAGAAGGACGATACCTTTAATCCTCCGGCAGAGATGATGGAGGAAGGTCGTTTTGAAAAAATTGAAAAGGTTGTGGATGTTTGGTACAATGGCGTTATGGTCATGGGTACCAATATCATATTGAAGTGGGAGATGGCGGAGAACATGGTTAGGCCAAAGTCCTCATCTCAGCACGCACTTCCAAACTATATTGCGGTGGCACCTAGGATGTACAAGGGTGTTATTGAGTCTTTGGTCCGCAGGATGATTCCATTTGCTGACTTGATTCAGATTACCCATTTGAAGCTACAGCAAGTTATTTCCCGGTTGGTTCCGGACGGTGTGTTTATTGATGCCGATGGGTTGAACGAGGTTGACCTTGGAACCGGTGCCGCATACAATCCCGAGGATGCTTTACGATTGTATTTCCAAACCGGTAGCGTCATAGGCCGCAGCTTCACTCAAGAAGGAGACTACAACAATGCCCGAATTCCTATTCAGGAGCTTAACTCAAACTCGGGAAGTGGAAAGACTCAGATGTTGCTTGCAAACTACAACCACTACCTTGACATGATTCGAACTGTCACCGGTTTGAATGAGGCAAGGGATGGCTCCACTCCGGACCCAAGAGGGTTGGTTGGATTGCAGAAGTTGGCAGCTTTAAACTCAAACACAGCTACTCGTCATATTCTTGATGGAGCGCTTTATATGTTCCGAACATTGGCGGAGGGGCTTACCTATCGGGTGTCTGACATTTTGCAGTATGCTGACTTTAGGGATGACTTTGCAAACAAGATTGGAAAGTATAATGTTGGCGTTCTTGACCAAATCAAGGACTTGTACATTTATGACTTTGGCATTTTCATTGAGGTATCTCCGGATGAAGAGGAGAAAGCTCAGCTTGAAGCCAACATTCAAATGGCCCTATCAAAAGGTGACATCAACTTGGAGGATGCCATTGATATCCGGGAGGTGAAGAACTTAAAGCTCGCGAATCAGTTACTCAAGGTCAAGAGGATTAAGAAGCAAGAGCGAGAAGAGAAGATGCAGATGCAAATGCAAGCTATGCAAGCTCAGCAGAATCTTAAGGCCCAAGAGATGTCGAATGTGTTGGCGGTTCAAAAGATTCAAATGGAGACCGAGAAGGACATCAAGATTGAGCAAGCTCGCGTTGCTTTTGCTATTGAGAAGATGAATGCTGAAGCTGAGCTGAAGAGCAAATTAATGGCTGAAGAGTTTGATTATAAAATAAGGATTGTTGAGATGACTGAGGCACAATTGGCTAATAGAGATGACATGAAGGAGGAAGGTAAGTCAAAGAGAATTAGTCAGCAGAACACAGAGCAATCAAGATTGATTAATCAGCGAAAGTTGAATCTTCCTCCACAGAACTTTGAATCAAACGAGGATTCCTTGGATGGGTTTGACCTAGCCGAGTTCGAGGTTCGATAAAGTTAAAAAAATGTTTATTAACTTTGTACAAATTATAATCTTATGGACATTCAAGTAAAAGAGGTTTCGTTTAAGGAAGAGAAGTCGGTTCAAGAAATTGAGAAAGAGTTACTCGATAAGCACGAGCAACAGCATCAAGACCCGGCACCAACACCGGACCCGGTGCCACCTTCTGAAGACGAGCTCTTAGAAAAAGAGAAGGACGTTCTTTCATATATTGGCAAAAGGTACAACAAGGAGATTAATTCCTTGGATGAGCTATTCACTGCTCGTGAGCAGAATGAAGAGTTGCCCGAGGATGTTGCATCTTTCTTGAAGTACAAAAAAGAAACAGGTCGTGGGATTCAAGATTTCCTGAAGTTACAACAGGATTTTGATTCCATGGATGAAAATAATTTGCTACGCGAGTACTTCTTGCAGACAGAAGAAGGAATCGATTCCGAAGACGTAGATGCAATGCTCTCTGAGTATTCCTACGATGCGGAGCTCGATGACGAATCTGATGTTAAGAAAGCTCGTTTGGCAAAGAAAAAGGCTCTTCATAAGGCCAAGACATACTTCAACAATCTGAAGGAGCAATACAAACAACCCCTTGAGTCAAGGTCGGTTGGTATTCCGGATGAAGAAAGGGAAATGTATGAGTCTTATAAAGAGTCTGTCGAAAAGTCAAAGACCGAAAGGGAGGCTACACAAAAGAAGCGAGACTTCTTTACCAAGAGGACTGACGAGCTCTTTTCAAGTGAATTCAAAGGTTTTGAGTTTGACTTGGATGGAAGGAAATTAGTTTTCGCTCCCGGTGAATCTGAGGCTTTAAAGAAATCTCAGGAAAGTCCAATGAACTTTATCAATAAGTACTTGGACGAGAATGGAATGATTAAAGACGCAGCAGGATACCACAAGGCTTTGTCAATGGCAATGAACCCCGAGCGGTATGCTAAGTTCTTTTATGAGCAAGGCAAATCCGATGCAGTAGATGGGCTAGACCGCAAGCTAAAAAATGTAAACATGAGCGAGCGGAGAGCACCGGAATCTGTAAACAAGGGGGGAATGCAAGTGCGAGCGGTCAACGACGATTCAGGTCGTGGTCTTCGCATACGAAGTGTTAACAAGAAACAATAACCTTTTAAAACCTAAAAATCATGGCAGGTTCATTACTAGCGTCACCTACATTCGCTTTGCAGCCATCTGCTGAGCAGGTAGTGTTGAGCACAAACTACATCACGAACTTTAACTTTTTGAATCAGTATCTTCCTGATACTTACGAAAAGGAGTTCGAGCGTTACGGTAATCGTACCGTAGCATCTTTCTTACGTATGGTAGGTGCAGAGATGCCCTCCAATTCTGACCTCATCAAGTGGGCTGAGCAAGGCCGTCTGCACACCAAGTA